GTACAGTGATGACATGGTCATCGCTGGTTCACTTAATACACCAACTGGTGTTGAAGCCTTTGCTTACAATGTTGATGTAGCATCCAACGATTCATCACAAGATTTGCCTTCTTTTTTAACGACATTCATGATTCTCAACCAAATGAATAGTGATCGTGCTTTAGGGTTAATCGAGCAGTGTATGAAACCGATTGAAATCCGAAACCCTGAAGTGTATGATGAGGTTGTGCGTGTGTTGTTCCATGGTCCTTTTGAGGGTTCAGGAAGTACGCTAACGACTTTACTCAATCACGTTGGTTCATATCTCATATTGATGGGCACCTTGTTTCATTTTGGGCAATTAGTGGGTGGACCAAGTGGTCCGTGTGTGACTGTGGAGGAGTGTATTCGTTCTGGAGCAGCTGAGGTTGGCCATCAGGTAACTGTTGAGAGTTGTTCAGATGGAATCGACGTTGTCTTCGAGAAGGTGACGTTCCTGCACATGCACCCGGCACGTTTGGTCCGGCGTCCAGAGAGTTGTTGTTTTGGCGGGTCAGTCCCGGGGTTATGGATCCCCCGGATTGATATTGGCTGTATTTTACGCAAATTCGGTTGGGTTGATGGTTCCCTTACTCATGTTAAATTGGGTTTGGAAGACAGTCCAGCGAGTATAGCCTTATTTGGCGCCATGTCGCAACAACAACAGATGGATGCCTATTGTGGCGGAGTGGTGAGAGGTTGGAAGAACGAAGCTGCTGATCCAATTTTAGTGGCGTTGAGAAACCGTTTTACTGAGGATTGTACTGGAGTGATCCAGACAATAACATCTAAGGATGCCGGTAGAACGTTCGTTCGTGATGACCTGAATTACAGTGAGTGTGAGATATGTCCCAGCACTTTACGTAATCGATATAATATCAGTGATGCGGAAATTGAAGCCATTGTTTGTGGCATCTCTATGATGCACGTTGGTACGTTTATCGTTACATCAGGTGTTTCTAAGATTCTACATGTGTGCTACGGTATTACTGAAGTGCGCAATGTTGATCAGTGGGAACGTGTCATACCACACCCTGGTTGCAAATAACCTTGGTGTGAAACTTCTGTAATGTCACCATACCATTTCTGGGCTGCGGTATCCCAGAAATGAGAGTAGACACTGAACCCTATAATAATTGGGGTGTCAGTGGGCGTTGAGGCATATGTCTCCGCTGACCTGTAGG